TGTAGCTTATGGTGGTTACTGGATAATAAATAAGGGTATTTTGCTTGATGTTACATGGTCTTTAATCTCAGGATTTATTATTGCATCAACCGCTTTCTATTTAAGGTTTAGAGAGCAATACAAACTTAGACAACAAATCAAGAAACAATTTGAACATTACCTAGACCCAAGACAGGTCAAACAATTGCAAAAGAATCCTGATCTTTTGAAACTCGGTGGAGAGAAAAGAACCTGCACATTTTTGTTTACTGATCTAAGAGGTTTTACCGCATTGTCTGAATCTGTAACGCCTGAAAAAGTTACTTACATTATGAATAAAGTTTTGACAGCACAACAAATAGCCGTTCAAAAACATGGGGGCATGGTTGATAAGTATATAGGGGATGCAATGATGGCAATATTCAACGCTCCTTTGGACTTAAAAAATCACAGCATGGTTGCTGTAGCTTGTGCATTAGACATACTGCAAAATATCAAAGACCTTAATGAAGAATTAATATCAGAGGGTTTGCCAAGTATTGCTATTGGTATAGGTATTAATAGTGGCGAAGCCATCATAGGCAACATGGGAAGTGAAAATAGATTTGATTACACAGCTATAGGTGATGCTGTGAACACAGCAGCTAGATTGGAAAGTGCTACAAAAGAAAGAGAAGTTGATTTGCTTATAGGGGAGCAAACAGAAGTTTACTGTGGTTTTTATTTAGAGCCTTTAGAACCTATAATGGTTAAAGGTAAAGCAAAACCATTAAATATATTTACATGGAAATAAAAAAATTCATTCGTTGGTTTATAAGTTTATTTCAACAACGCTATCAAGTAAGAGTCTCTTTTAACAAAGAATATGGTGATGCAGACGACAAGGTTTATGTATGCAAAAAAATTCTTGTGCAAAAAGAAAACCATCTTAAATTTCGCAATTTAGACAATAAAGTTATAGAGTATAGAAGTGCAGGTGGACTAAATTACATTATTGAGGATATGTAATGCAACAGATTCTAGTTGGAATTATTATTATGCTAGGTTTAGCTACTTACTATTTCTATAGTCAAAATCAAATACTTACAGCCAACAATGCAGCGTTAGAGGGCGCAGTTGCAACACAAGAAGAAGCCATAGCATCCATACAAGCTGACTTTGAATTGCAAACACAACAACTGCAAGACCTGACAGTCAAAAGCCAAGCTGCACAAAAAGAATTGAATAGATATACACAGTTTATACAAAACTACGAGTTAGCATCTAAGATACTTGCTGACCCAGTAGAAATGGAGAGGAAAATAAATAATGGTACAAAGCATATCATGGAAAACATTGAGCAAATCAGCAGTGATGTTGACGGTCTTGATGATGGCTTACAGTTGCAGCCTACTTCCGACTAGAGAAATACAGGTAAGCGCCAAACCTATTGAAAGAAAGATAGTTCAACCTGTCATGCCTAGAGAAATTGACCTAAGGGAATTGCAGTGGATGACTGTTACGCCTGATAACTGGGAAGATCAATTGGCAAGAATAGAGCAACAAGAAGGTGAGTTAGTGTTCCTTGCTATGACGATTCCTGACTATGAAGTCATGGCATACAATATGCAAGAGATCAAAAGATACATTACAGAACTAAAGGATGTAGTTGTTTACTACCGAAAAGTAACAACTGAAAACCTTTCAATAGAAGAATAAATCTGATAGCCTTAAATTTTCATATAGGAGAATAATATGGGAATGATAGGAGAATGGATAGGAATAATCACAGGAGTAGTATGTTTAGCATCTATTATCTGTGCATTAACTCCGACTCCGAAAGATGATGCAATGATCGGAAAGTTCTATAAATTTTTAGAACTTATGGCATTGAACATTGGAAAAGCTAAACAGTAAAAACCAAAGGTGCAGAAGCACCTATTTAATTTATGGCAAATACAGTTACACCATTCGTTTATAACGCAATCTTAGAAAGGGTCGTAGATGGCGACACCGTTGATGTTACTCTTGACTTGGGCTTCTCTGTCCATCTAAAAAAACAACGCTGCAGGTTGGCAGGCATAGATACGCCTGAGTCAAGAACTCGCAACCTAGAAGAAAAAGCATTAGGTTTAAAAGCAAAAGAAAGACTAAAAGAACTATGCGTGGGGTCATTTAAAATACAATCATTAGGAAAAGGTAAATATGGCAGAATACTTGCAATCCCTTATACGGAAGATGGTCAAGACATTTGTCAAATGCTTATCAAAGAAGGTCACGCAGTTGAATACTGGGGTGGAACTAAAAAAGCAAAAGTCAGAGATGACGGAACTTGGGGTGAATAATATGCATATATCAGATGAAGGAATTTCATTAGTTAAAAAGTTTGAAGGCTGTAAGTTAGAAGCATATCAATGTGCTGCAGGTGTTTGGACTATAGGCTATGGCTCAACGCATGGTGTACAGAAAGGAGATGTTTGGTCGCAAGAAAAAGCAGAAGTTATGCTTATTGACGAACTAGAAGAATACGGCAAGTATGTAGAAGAATTAGTAACTCTACCTCTCAATCAATGTCAATTTGATGCTCTTGCTTCATGGACATTTAACTTAGGACCAAGCAACTTGCAGAGCAGCACAATGCTTAAGGTTTTAAATTCAGGCGATTATGAGGGTGTTCCAAATCAAATAAAGAGATGGAATAAAGTTAGCGGTCAGGTAAATGATGGTTTGATTCGTAGACGAGAAGCAGAAGCATTGTTATTTGAGGGTAAGCATTGGGAACATATCTAGATGGCTCTAAGCAAGACACAGAACAAAAGGCTTGGGGTGATACTAAGTGTTATGTTCAAAGAAGAAACGCCACAGGAGCTACTACAGGATGTCATACGGCATGGTTTCGTAGAGAAAGTTGATAATACTTTTCAACTCACAGATAAAGGCATTGATGAAAAAAACCGACTTTGCACCCTTAGTGGACTTAATATCAAGTATTCAAGCGAAAAATAATCTAAATCCAGTCAGCACCTTCGTACCATCCAACAAGGCTGAATCTCTCGCCCTTAGTTACCTTAGTGACTCTGTGATAAAGAAAAGAAGGAAACACTAGGATTGTTCCTTTTTCTCTTAGCTTCTTTTGATCTAGTTTGCCTATATCTTTACTAAACTCAAAGTCTCCACCGACATAATCAATACTGTCTGATAGTTGAACTGTAATGCTTAACTTACGCTGTGAACTATTATCGTAGATGTTTGAATCCATGTGATAGTCATAGAAGTCACCCTTGCCATACTTAGCTATTTGAAACTCAAAGTATCTATTTAATTGCACACCAAAGCATTCACGATTTGCCATAGTTATATAAGGCTCAATAATTCTATTAAGATATATCCCATGTTTAGAATCAAAACTACAAGGCAGAACATTAGATGATCTTACGGACTTATCAATATTAGCTACATTTCCTACCTTTGCTTCTTTGGTTTTGCCTTCAAGGTATAAAGACTTAATTGCTTCACAATATTCTTCACTGAGTTCTGCTTGCCATGAATAGCAGTAGGTGTTCATTAAGTTCGTGCTCTAAATAAATACAAAAGGTTTCTAATAGTTTGTTTAGGTAAATGTTGAAGATGCTTCGGTATTTTTACTCCCCTAACTATCACTTTTTATTCTCCACATTTTTATTGATTTATAAATAACCAAAGACAAGCTTATGCCCAACAAAAAAGCAGGTAGAAGTATTTGCCATTGCACACTTTCAACAAATAGGTAATCCAACCAATACTCTAAACCATGTTCTTGCCAATATTCTATATTCCAAAATGTTTCTCTAAATATAAACATTTACATTTCCTCGTCTATATCAGACTTGCTGAAAGCATATGCAGGTAAAACTATACAAAGTAGTAAACCTATTGCTCTCGCTAGTTCAAATATTATTAATTCAATAGTCATTATCTTTACCCCACTTACAGTTAATTATGTCCTCTAACTCATTAGCCGTATTTTCATTAATTATAAAATCAATAATAATCCAAGCCATCATCCATATTGCTACTGGCAATATAATCCAAAATAAATAATTCATAGTTCCCCCTTAATCCATAAAATCATTTGTAAAAATATAGCACAAGCACCATATAGTGCTAAAAATCCTATTACTAAATATATAAATGCTTCCATTAGTGTAATACCCTCTCTCTACAGCCATTCTTCATAAATTCTTGAAGATCATGCCAATCTTTTAAGGTTAAAATATCTGCTACTTCGTGAATAGGCATACTCATAAAGTCTGTTTGATATTTAATAGATAACTTAGCCACCTTGCGTTCCAAGGGTGACATATCTTTGAACTCATTATCTGACATTTTCTACCTCTCTAGATTTATAAGAAGCAGTTTGACCAGTAGACCATATTTGATCTACTCGTTTTTCTGCATCTGATTTTTTATTGTAAGTTGCTATTTTTTTATGCTCTCCATATCTTCCGATATGTGCAAAATACTGGTAGACGTCATAAACAATAGTTTTCATGCTTGTACCTCATTATATATAAAACCACTTAGGTTAAAATTATCTATAACAACTGTGTCACCCCATGTTTCATAAATTTTTTCTCCATGTCTGCCGTTACCCATGGGTACTAAGAAATAAAATTTATCATTTATAAGGTCATGTAAAACATCACCACTAGATGTGCTTCTTTTACCCTCAGGATGCCAAGATTCATCTATGTTTTGTGTTTGTGCAAATGCTTCGGATAAACTTTCCGTATGTATACAAGCAACTCTTGTATATGGTAGTTCGTTGTTGCCTTTAATTGAATGGTATATATCAAACATTTATACCACCATGAATCCTTGACCACACAATGCAGGTATTGCATGTGAGCCTAATTTATCTATTGCCCATTGTAATTGAAATATAGCTGTTACCCTTGTGCTGTTAGGTATGCCAACTATTATTGGTTTAGCTATATCAAATCCTAATTTAACTAATGCTTTTTCACAATTTTGTGTAGTAGCGTAAGTTCTTAGGTTATTGTTATTTTCTAGTATGTTTATCATTTTATCCTTGTTTAATTAATTTATAGGTACATCATACCAAATGGTGGACAAAAGTAAACCTTTTTTGGAATAATATTTTAAAAAGGTAAATCGTTATCATCCACACTTTCTTGCATACTTCTTTGTTCCCAAAGTTTTTTTGCCCAATCTTTACCAAAGCTTGCAGGAAGTCCAAAGTGTGTAAAAAATTTATATTCATCACCAAACTTGGTGTGTAACATAGCATGGTGGTGATAGCATAAAGGTATTGCATTTTTATCATTAGCTTTTAAAGACATACCTCTAACGCCGTCATATGGTTTTAAAAGATGATGTGCTTGCACTTCTCTGCTGTGTGAATAATAACCTGCTTTACATAAAAGGCATGGCAAAGTCCTTATCCATTCAAGATACTTTCTATCTTTAAAAGTTTTTTGTGGCAATTAAAAAGGTACTTTAGCTTTTACAGATTCCTGTGTTGTGCCTTGGTCATTGACTTCTTGAAAACCAATGCTTGTAAATGGAACTCCATCTTTGCTTTCTTTAGCCCAACAACCAAGTTTATACACAGTTTCATCAATGGTAACTTTGCCACCCATGTCGGGTGTTTTATCGCTTTGTTTATCAGTATTAAGATGCAACAAACCTGTAGACATCATAAACTCATACTTAGGCTCACCTTGTGCATTAAAACTTTTTACAATAGCACCATATTTTTTTTCGCCATTTATAACAAAGCTACCTTTTCTTTCTATGGTTGCATCATTTTCATGCCATAAGTAACCTTTCTTCTCATCATCATACTGTCTATCCATTTTTTACTCCTATTAATTTATATTCAAACCCTTTGCCATTTAATTGTTTTCTTTTCTCTATAACCTCACCAAATTTAGCTAGTTTATATTTTACCCTTGCAGGCTCTTTTCTAAGATTTCTTATGGCAGCCGAAATGGACGGCTCACCATAAAAAACATCTGACTTTTCTTTTATTACTTTTTGTAAATCCCAAAAAGTCCACCATTCTTCATTACGCATACATAAAAATACGCAATCATCTAATGTTAATTTAGGCATACATTTCTACCATAGTGTCATAAGATTGTTTTAATGAAACATCTTTAGATTCTATAGATAAATAGGCTCTTTCTATTTCACTAGAGTTTAATGTAAATAACTCTTTTCTTTTTTCATCATTAAGTAAAGCCATTTGCACTCTTATAGATTGAATATAATCTACAGGTGTAGTATCCATAGAAATTTCATCATCATCTATTCTTTTTAATAAAAAACCTTTTACTTTATTTGGTTCAGTTTTTTTTACTATTTTTTTAGGTGCAGATGGTTTGCTATTTATTGCATTATCTACTTCAAATGCACTTGCATATTCACCACCACCAAGACCACATGAAGCCAAGGCACGACCTATGGCACTTGTACAACAGTTTTCTAGGGCAGATGTTTTGTTAATATAACCCTCTGCTCTAAATTCTTCTGCAAAGTCTTTACCAATTGTGTACCAACCAGTTTCTTCTGCATTACAAATCTCTATCTGTGCTTCTACCACAACCCTTTCTAGGTCATGATGTATTATATTGGTAATTACACCTACCTTTGAACCTAAATGCTTTCTAAGGACTTGTAAGCGTTTGTCTACTGTAGTGTAAAACTTACCCTTTATCTGTACTTTATCTTCATTTGATAGGTTTGCTATTTCATTTATTGCGTCAATTAATTTATCACTCATTCTATTCTCCATAGTTTTTTTGCAGCATCTTGATCTACTGGATTTGACCATCGCCAATCGTCAAAGTCAGGGTAGAACAAACTTGCTACTTGGTTTATATCATCTGAATAAGAAAGAACATTCATCATAGATAATGCAGCCTTTCTCAGTTCAATGACTCTTTTTCTTACATCTGTAATTTCTATAGATACAACTTCGGCTTTCGTCTTGGTCACATGTATAAAATCAGCATAAGGTATGCTTTCTTCTGCAAAGGCATAGAGACTTAACTGACGACAGATGGTTGATGGCACTTTAGACATAAGGCGACCAGTGGTCTTTATATCTCTAGTAATACCATCATATTGAAGATCAATATACCCAATGACTGGCACAGGTATATCTTCAAATTCTACTTCAATTCTTTTTTGGCATTCTTGGGGTTTACCAAGTTTTGCATAAAACGGTATAGCAACTTCTAAATATCTTTGTAAATTATTTCTTTCTTTATCTACAGCATCTATGTCGTAGTCATGAGTTGCATTGTGATATTCATACAAAGAATCATAATCATATTCAGAGTTTGTAATTGATCTGTGTAATTTCTTTTCTATAGATAAATCATTTTCAAAAGATTTGCATATAGCATCATCTATAACAGTACCACGCCACATGGCAGGATTTGGTATACCTCTATGACCACTAACCTTGAGAATCCAAGATGCAGGATTAGTTATAAATTGATTTATGGCACTAGCAGATAAGTGTTCTATACCATGTACTTTAAATGGGTTGTTATTTTTCATAATCCGTAAGCCTGTTTAGATACATAACCTTGATTGTTTCTAGTTACAATTTTTGTATCTATACCTGTTTGGTTTTCTAGTTTGCCAATAACTTTAGCTATCTCAAATTTAATAGTTTTAATAAGCAGTTCAGACTCTAAATCGCTTATTACAAATCCCTCTGCATCTTTAAGAACTTGTCTTGCTACGCTATCCATAATGTTTAAACCACCAAAACATTTTTTGTATACTTGATCTTCTAAGTCAACAATAGATGACAAGATCAACAGTTTTGCTAGATGGTTAATATTTTTTATTTCTTGGTTTTGATATTTCATTTTATTACCTTTAATTTATTACCTTTTGGGGTAGTGTTTATTTAATATAGTCAGTATAATTCATTTATGGAATAATTAGAACCTTTTTATGAAATTAAAAAAATACTTAGAAAAAGAAAAACATACACAAATGTCTTTTATAGATCAGATAGAAATGGCTAAGGGTGTAAAAATACCACAAGGCACATTTGCAAAATGGATAACTGGCTCTCGCATACCTAGAAAAAAAGAAATGCTAATACTGTTAGATATAACAGAAGGCAATGTACAGCCAAATGATTTTTATATTGACTAATGAAAAAAGGCTTCACTTGTGGCGCTTTTGATTTATTGCATGCAGGACACATAGTTATGCTTATGGAAGCAAAAGAAAATTGTGATTATCTTATTGTAGGATTGCAAACAGATCCATCTTTAGATAGAAAAGAAAAAAACAAACCAGTACAGTCTATTTATGAAAGATACACACAATTAAATGCCATAAAATATATAGATGAAATATTGCCATACGATACTGAAAAAAGTTTATTGGATTTATTAGAAGCCACTGAAATAGATATAAGGTTTGTAGGCGATGATTATGCTGATAAAAAATTTACAGGTCATGGTTTGCATGAAACTTATTACACTAGTAGAAAACATAGTTTCTCTACAACAACTCTAAGGGAAAGGATAAAAAATGTTAGAAATTAAAAATCAAAAAATAAAAAATATAAAAAAACACGAAAACAACCCAAGAAAACATACTGACAAGCAAATAAACCAAATAAGCAAATCTATACAAGAATTTGGTTTTACAAATCCAATTTTAATAGACGAAAACAAAACAATTATTGCAGGTCATGGTAGATATATGGCAGCCAAAAAATTAAGTTTAGAAGAAATACCAACAATAACTTTAAAAAATTTAACTGATGAACAGATAAAGGCTTTAATGATTGCTGATAACAAATTAGGCATGAACAGTACATGGGATGAAGATTTGTTATGGAAACAAATAGAAGAACTTAATAACGGTACCTTTGATATAGAGTTACTAGGTTTTGATAAAGAACAAATAATACCTTTTGTACAAGACGAAGCACTAATTAATGATGTCTTGGCAGAGTGGGAAGGCATGCCTGAATTTGTATCTGAAGATAAAACCGCATATAGAAGTGTAATCGTGCATTTTGAAAATGAAGATGATGTTGTGGCATTTCAAATGAAACTTGAACAAAGTTTTAGTGAGAAAGCAAAATATATTTGGTACCCACATAAAGAAAATATGGATACAGAAAGCAAAAGATATGAGTAATCCTTATTATCCACTTTTTATACCATCTAAAGGCAGAGCAGATACTAGATATACAGCAAAATATTTAGACTATATGAAAGTGCCATATAGATTGGTAATAGAGCCACAAGAATATAAAGAATATTTATCAGAAGTAGGTGATAAGAAAAAATTGTTGGTTCTTGATATGTCATATAAAGAAAAGTACGAGTTATGTGACGATCTAGGTTTAAGCAAGTCAACTGGACCAGGACCAGCAAGAAATTTTGCATGGGATGTTTCTATAGCAGAGGGTTATAAATATCATTGGGTAATGGATGACAATATAAGAAGTTTTAGACGCTTAAATTACAATGAAAAAGTAAAGGTAACAAACGGCAGCATCTTTGCTGCAATGGAAGAATTTGCACAACGCTATACAAATCTTGGTATGTGTGGACCTAATTACACTTTTTTTGCACCTGCAACACAGAAACGACCACCTTTTGTTATGAATACAAGAATATACTCATGCAATTTAATAAAGAACGACATACCTTTTAGGTGGAGAGGTAGATATAACGAAGATACAATTTTATCTTTAGATATTTTAACGGCAGGAATGTGTACAGTGCAATTTAATGCATTCTTGCAAGAAAAAATTACTACACAAGTAGTAAGAGGTGGCAACTCTGCCGAGTTTTACGACAATGAAGGTACTTTAGCAAAATCTAAAATGCAGGTTAAGGTTTACCCTGACTATTCAAGAATTGTAAAAAAATACGGCAGAATACATCATTATGTAGATTACAACCCATTTAAAAAAAACAGGCTTATTAGAAAAGAAGATGTTGTAATACCAAAAAAATCACTGCATGAAATGAAATTAAAAATTTCTAAATCTAGCTAATATTAAAATTATCTATGTATGCAGTTTCCCAATCATCATCAACATTATGGTATTTAACAAAACACCTTTGATCTGTATCGTATTTAAACTTTGCTTCGCCTATTTTTCCATATAGGTCTTGTTCTCGTATTTTTCTTGTTATTACATTGGTTGAATTGTCGTCAAAGTCTCTATGTACTGTGAGAACTGCATCTGCTTGATTATGCCAATGTGCAGCACCACTGATGTCATATGCCGTAGGTGGTAAATAACTGCCATCATTTGTTTTAGGTAGTTTTGTAGGGTGTGCTATAACCCAACATACAACCTCATAAATTCTAGTAAACCTTTTACACAAAGAAATAAAATCACGAATATGCTCATCTTCTCTTTGATTGCCTTGTCTTACTGCTGAAACTTCGTTAAAAGGGTCAATAACCAAACCATTAATACCATGTTTATATATTGCAGATTTAGCAATAGAAAGTATTAAATCAATAGAGGGTATTGCATCTTTAGTTTCTATAAAGTAAAAATGCTTGTGTATAAAATCTAAGGCTTTGTTTAACTCTGCTTTGGTCATTCTATTCTTTAGACCTTCATCAAAAGGTTTTTTAAGATACATTTGCACCAATCTTCTTATATGCATTGACGTACTATGTTCAGGTGAAAACATTGCAAAAGACCAACCATGTGTTTCTGCAAGTTTTAATAATATTTGATCTGTAAATACAGACTTACCATGATTTGGTATTCCTGTAATAACATGAAAAGTACCTGTCATAACTTTGTATATATCGTCTAAGCCATCCATACCTATCTCTGTAGGTCTTTCGTAATTACCCTCATATAAATCATTAAGTTGTTTTGTGTAGTCGTTAGCTGTGTATAAGCCTTCAATTGGATAAGGTGTGGCATTTTCTATAACTTCTCTTAGTTTCATAGCCCCATGTTTTATTAATACATCATTAGCATCTTTGCAATTGTCGGGTGGTGTAACAAACCAACATATATCTTTACCAAATCTATGTAGCAATTCCTTATGTAAGGCTCTGCCACTGCTGTCATTATCAGTAAATAAAATAATCTTGGTAGCAACTAAGTTGCAATTTTCTAATGCTTTAAATCTAGCATCTTGCTTGTCAAACTTTGCTTCTTTTGGTGCGCCATTTGGTAAAGTAGTCGCATTGTCAAAACCACATTCACCTAATGCTAAAACATCAAACTCACCCTCAGTAAAAATTATTGTTTTCTCGTTACAAATTTTGTCGTAGTTATAAAGAATGGATTTTGCATTAGCAGATTGCCTAAATTGTTTATCTCTTGTTCTGTATTTTAGATTTGTTAGTTGTCCGTTTTCATCAAAATATTGAAAAACACACCATTCGTTTTCTTGCACTACATTAAATCTTTCGCATGTAGATTTACTAATACCTCTTTCTTTCATGTAGTCATAAAAGCTATCTGATGGTTTCTTGGCTACTGTAGGTGGCTTTGGTTGAATATAATTAGGTTTCTTATAAGGTTGATATAAAGAACCAGTACTGCTACCACCAGTCCATTCACAATGGTGGCACTTCCATAGAACAGTTCCATTGTCTATGGTTACAGATAAAGGATTATCCCTTGGATTATGTGGTGGTTGACATTGTGGACATTTGGTTTTTTGATTTCCGTCTTGTTGGTGTTTTAAATTTATATTATTTTCAATTAATGTTTTATCTATGGTCATATTATTATCCTGCTAAATTATTAAGGGTACTATTCTTAATGGTTTTTTCTAAAAAGTCTAAATATCGTTGTTGGTTTAACCATGTAGTTGCATGAGGTATAAATCTCTCCTCTGTGGTTAAGTTTTCTTGTGCAAATACTTTGGTTGCATAAATAATCTTTGAATAATGTTTTTCATCATATTTTGCAAAAGATACACTAGCTTGATACTTTCCAACCTTTCTTGGATAGTGTTTCCAAAACAACTCAAATTCGTGTATATATTCTTTAGTATCTTCTTTAGTATTGGTGGTAACTGGTGACCCCTGCCCCTTATCTTTCATTACACTAGGGGTATGGTCATCAACAACCATAGGGTTATTATCTAGGGTTAAATGGTAACGATTAGAAGTATGACCACCATTCTCTAATTTTCTATGTTCTACCTTAAGATAGCCTAGCTGTTCAAATTCTTTTATTGCATTTTGTATTGTTTTAGTTGTATTTAAACCAATAAGTTTTGCAATATGTTTATAAGATGGATAACAAGTACCCTTTTCGTCTGCATAGTTACCTAAGATAACTAATATTAATTTCTTGGTTGGCGATAAGCCATTAACTTTAAGTGCTTTGTTTAAGCATTCTATTGACATATATAACTCCTGTTAAAATAATGTTGTTTGTAACGGCACAACGCCTTGCTCTGCACCGTTTTCTTTATAAAACCATTCTATAATTTCTTCTTGTGTAAAATCTTTATCTGTATATACAAACTCTGATCTATAACCAGTTTTTGTTAATGGTATTGGCGTGTCATTTTCTACATGAAACTCAATATGATCCATACGACTATCTAAAGTTGTAAAATACTTAGGAGTATAAACAACCGATACTTCTAATGACATAAATGTAAAAGTAAATTCTACATCTCTGTTATATTTCATAAAGACAATTTATCTTGATCTACAAGATCACGAAGTTCGTCAGTTTTAAAATTCATATATTCTTCAAAGATCGGTATTAAATTATCTTTATCACTAAATGGACTTAATGCTATAGATGTTTTTAATTCTGATCTTATTGCAAGGAATTCCCAAACAAGCCGTTCATCAATATTGGCTTCAATATCTTCTAATATTTCTTTTGTTAAATGCATTATATTTTCCTATAAAAAAGGGGGCATATAACCCCCTGTTAATTAATTTAATGGTATGAACTTCATAAAGGGTTCTTCTCTATGACCTTCAGGCAACCACTCTAACTTTTCTGCAACTTGTTCTATAGTTAACATACAGTCAGTAGTACCACCATCATCTGTTTCGTTAGCGAGTATTGATCTACCACAATAGTTTTCTGCACCCAGTTTAAAGTACATGTTGTCTTTAAGTAGACCTTCATCATCTACATACATAATGACACCACCACCAAGAGGAACTATATCAAAACAACTACATTGCATTGCTTTGTAATAATCATCTAAATTAGATTCACCAATATCTATGTAAGATAGGCTTTGATCGTAAGGGTCAATTAGTATTACTTGGATTTTATTTTCTTCTTTCATTTTACCTGCTCTGTGAGCGTTTAGTTAATATAGGTTACATAGTATATTGTCCATACAATAAGTAAACCTTTTTTGGAATAATATATGTATTAATTATGTAATACCCTTTGCATATAATCTTTTTTGGAATATTATGTGTGTAATTAATGGTAAATAATGAACAGTAAAACTAAAACATCTAAACTTACAGACACTTTAAAACTTAAAATAAGAAATGAGTTTGTTCAAGGTATTGATGAAAACTCAGAAAGAGTCTTGTTTACTTTAGATGAATTAATTAAAAAATATAAAGTTGCACAAAGCACGATATATAGAATTGCAAGAACAGAACAATGGAAAGTGCAACGCGATCAATTCCAACAAGAGTACACAGAAAAACTTGATAGAGATAGAATCAAAGCAAGAGCAAAAGAGTCAATTAAATTTGATGATAATTCAATTAATCTTGCAAAAGCCTTATACAGCACAGTAGGTCAAGTAATACAAAATAATAATTTAGCAATACAACAAGGCAAAAAAGGATTGCCACCATCACAAATTAATTCACTTGCTAATGCAGCAGTTACTGCACAACGCTTAGCAAAACTTGCTCTTGGAGAAGCTACACATAATATAGATGCCACAGTCAACGAAAACACAGACGCATTCAGAAGAGCTATGGAACTGCTTGACACAGTTGAAGAACAACGCAGAAGCCAAGGCGATAGAACTACGCACTAATTGGCTAGAAACGGCTAGGGATAAACAGTTACAACCTGCGTATAAACATTACATATGGCTTATATTAGCAGGTCGTGGTTGGGGTAAGACTAGAACTGGTGCACAAGACATTGCTTTATATGCGCTAAGAAATCCAAATACCATATCGGCAGTCGTTGCACCAACTTCAGGTGATCTCAGGAGAGTATGTTTTGGTGGTCCAAGTGGTTTAGTCTCTATAATACCTAAAGAGTGTCTTTCAGTTACAAAAGACATGAAAGGGTACTCATCAAGTATAAGTGAAATACGCTTACATAACGGCTCAAAGATTGTAGGTTATGCAGCATCTGAGCCTGAGCGATTAAGAGGTCCACAGTTTCATAGGGCATGGTGTGATGAGGTTGCAGCATGGCGATACCCAGAAGCCTTTGATCAACTTATGTTTGGTTTAAGACTAGGCAAAAATCCACAGTGCCTTATCACTACCACGCCAAAGCCTACAAAAATTATAAGAGACTTAGTTGCAAGGGAAGATGTGGCAGTTACCACTGGTAATACTTTTGAAAATGAAGATAACCTAGCTGAAAGCGCACTTGCTATGCTTAGAGATAAATATGAAGGTACTACACTAGGTAGACAAGAATTATATGCTGAAATAATAGAAAATTTAGAAGGTGCTTTATGGACTAGTGCACTAATAGATGAAGCTAGACTACATGAAGATACGGAAAAAGAATTAAAACAAATTATTGTAGCAATTGACCCTGCCGTAACTAGCAATGAAGATTCAGACGAAACAGGAATTGTGGTAGTTGGCAAAGACCTTAATAATGAGTATTATGTACTTGAAGATGTTTCAGGCAAATATTCACCTGACGCATGGGCAAAAAAAGCCATTAATTGTTATTATGACTGGAGCGCTGATCGTATAGTTGCAGAAACAAACAATGGTGGAGATTTGGTGGAGAGACTATTAAGAGGAATGGATTTAAACATTCCTTATAGGTCTGTAAGAGCAACAAGAGGCAAGCTAATAAGAGCAGAGCCAATTGCAGCACTTTACGAGCAAAGGCGTGTTCATCACATTGGATATTTTCCTGAATTAGAATCACAAATGTGTAGCTATTTAGGAGAAACAAAACCAAGCCCTGACAGATTAGATGCTTTAGTTTGGGGTATAACCGAATTAAGTAGATCAAAGGGTGACGTAAATTGGAGAATAAGCTAATGGCAGAACAAACATTTCTACAAAGATTGTTTAACAGCAAACCTGTTGAGCAAAAAAATTCAAACATGATGGGTTACTTTGGTGTTGGCACTGAAGAAGCAAAGACCTATAAATACCAAGACTTAGCAAAAGAAGGCTATCTTAAAAACGCGATTGTTTATAGATGCGTGAATGAGATAAGCAAAGGTGCAAGTGCTGTGCCTTTTATGCTTAAGGCAGGTGATCAAATCATAGAAGAACATCCCTTGATTGATCTTCTTATGCGACCTAACCCACTGCAATCCTACAGTGAGTTCTTTAACAGTCTGTTTGGATATGTGTTGTTAAGTGGTAACGCTTACATTCTTAAGACTGGTAGCGACATGGGCGCACCAAAAGAACTGCATCAATTAAGACCTGATCGCATAAACATAAAAGGCAGTGGTAAGCCTATACCTGAAAAATATGAATACATGGTGAATGGTAGAGTTGCTCACACATATCTTATAGATCAAGAAAACGGCTTTAGCGAACTAAAACACGTCAAGCTATGGCATCCGCTAGATGATTACTATGGTCTAAGTCCGTTAAGTGCAGCAGCAGTTGAGGTAGATCAATTTAACATGGCTAGCAAGCACAATGTCAATCTTTTACAAAATGGTGCAAGACCAAGTGGTGCAGTTGTTTTCAAACCACAAGATGATGCAGGCTTTGCAGTCAATTTAACAGAATCACAGAGACAACAATTACTCACAGACTTAAATAACAGATTTAGTGGTGCAGGTAATGCAGGCAGACCTATGTTATTAGAGGGAGACTTTGATTGGAAAGAAATGGGTCTGAGTCCTAAAGACATGGATTTTGCAACCTTAAAACACATGAGTGCAACAGACATTGCTCTATGCTTTGGTGTACCTAGCCAGTTAGTAGGTGTTCCTGACAGTCAAACCTATTCTAATGTTGCAGAAGCAAGACTTGCTCTGTATGAAGAAACAATTATTCCACACTTAAGAAAGATCGCATCAGACCTTAACGAGTGGTTAGTTCCATTGTTTGATGATCGTCTCACATTAGAGTTTGACATTGATGCTATTCCTGCATTGTCAGAGAGAGTTAAAAGAGTATACGAAAATGTTACCTCTGCTGTAAGAGAAGGAATCATGACTAGGAATGAAGCAAGAGAACAGCTTGGATTAGAGCCGTTAGATGGAGCAGATGATCTATATATATCAGCTAACTTATTTCCTCTTGGTGATGAAGGCGTGGAAAAACCTGCAAATCCAGTTAATGAAAATGATTTAGAAGATTATGATGACGAAGAAACTGATAAAGAAATATTAGAACTCTTAGAAGAAGAAAAAGCATTATCAGATATAAATACAGTTCCTAACAATTCTATGGCAGAAGAAGCAGCAAGAGGTCTGCAATGGCGAAAAAAGTATAAAAGAGGTGGTACTGCTGTTGGTGTAGCAAGAGCAAACCAACTCATGAATAAGGAAAGGCTATCTATTTCTACAGTCAAAAGAATGTACAGTTTTTTTTCTAGGCATGAAGTAGATAAACAAGCAGAAGGTTTTAGTCAAGGCGAAAAAGGCTACCCTAGTGCTGGTAGAATTGCATGGGCTTTATGGGGTGGTGATGCAGGTTTCTCTTGGTCAAAAAAAGTAAGAAATCAAATAGAACGAGAAGAATCTAAAGAGTACGAACTTGAGGAACATATTGGTTTTGTTGAAGATGAAAAAGCACTTAGCGAAACAGTTAGAAATGGCTTAAAAGAAAAAGTTAAAGAGCATAATGAAAAATATGGCGATAGCAAAACTAAGAAAGTTACACTGGGTATGCTTACGCAAGTATTTCGTAGAGGTGTAGGTGCTTATAATACTAATCCATCAAGCGTAAGACCAAGTGTACGCAGACAAGGTGGTGCTGATCGTTGGGCATATGCTAGGGTTAATTCTTTTTTAAGAGCATTATCAAGCGGCAAATTTAAAGGTGGTAAACACGATACTGACCTTTTTCCTGATGGACACCCACTAAAATCTAAAGGACCTACAGATAGTCAAGGCAGACCGAAAAAGTGAGAACAGCCACTAAAAGAATAAATACTTTTAGACAGGGCAGAATTAATACACGCTTAGAGTCAAGAAAACAATTAGTTCTTAGAAATAATTTAGAAAAAAGATTTTATAGAAACTTAAATACATTATTTAGAAAGTTTTTAAATACACATTTACATCTATACAGTCAGTATGGAATATATGAAATACAAATTGCACAACAATCTCTTAATGAGGATTTTTTTCCACTAATGCTTGCGCATTACAAAAGAGTTTTTAAGGCGATATACAGAAGTAATGAAGAAAAGTACGAATATTTAAGAAAAGCTGATGAGGCATTTGTATTTGGTAGAAGTACAGATTTTGAGTTAGTTGTTAATCAATACTTTGCCAATAGGCAATTAATCTTAGCAGGCATTACAGAGCGCATGGCTACAAGAATAAGCAACTTAATAGAACAAGGCAGAGCAGATAATTTAACTTTGCCACAAATAGCTAAATTAGTATCAAGTAAATTTTTACCAGTAAGCAGAAGCCGTGCTGCACTTATAGCAAGAACAGAAACACATAATGCCGCATCTTTTGCAAACCATTCTTACCACGCAACAGTTGAGAAAGACTTGGGGATAAAAATGTTAAAAAAATGGGTAGCTACCAACGATGCTAGAACAAGATCAGCACATTCTGCAGCCAGTGGACAAACTGTGGATATGTCAGAAGATTTTATTGTTGGTGGAGTTCCTATGAGTTTTGCAGGCGATAGCAAAGGTGGTGCAAAAAATGTTATTAATTGTAGATGCGTAATAGTTTACGCAGATGAAAGAGACCTTTAATCAATAATATATTCTTGTGTTGAGTTGTGATCTATATATGTAATACGACCACTGTATGGTACCCAACCAATATGGTGATTTAAAGCATCTCGCATTAACCAACCACGCATTCTTTCTGTAGACTTAGACTTACATGGTACTTTGTCAAAAGAACTTGGTGCTTCGTTAATGTATCTTTCTAGGGCTTCTGTAAATTTCATAATGCTACCCCTTACCAAGTTTGATTAAAAAAGTTAGTAGGCAAATTTTCTGCTATTAAGTCTGCTACAACTTGCCACTCCTTTTGCGATAATGTATCGCTATCTATGTTAAATCTTTGACATACATCTGCAACATCGTAGTACCATTTAAAGCACTCTGCATCTGCATAAAGACAGTGTTCTTTAACTACAGCCAAAAGGGTTTCTTGATTTAAACCTGCAATGGTTTTTGAGTTGGTTGGGTTATTTAAGTTTTTCATTTTATCCTTTGTTTAATTAATATGAGTACATCATACTAGGTTAATTAATAGATGTAAACCCTTTTTGGAATATTATTTAGTGTGTATTTAATATTTTTGCATAAACAAAGTTCCTAATTGTCACCAATTCATCTTCGTTTATATCTTTAATGCTTCTAACTATATAAATTGATTTACCATGCCAATACCAACCAGTTTCTTGATCTTCATAAATATCATCTGTAGTAATAGTTTGGTTTAGAAACTTGCTTAATATAAGGCGATCAGAAACATTATCATCAGCATTTTCTTCTAAAATATAATAATCACTAGGGCAATAAGCATAATGCTCTGAGTTAGTATCACCAGTCATTTGTTCTATTGTTATCCATTTCATTTTTCTTGACCTGTATTTGTTTTAAGAATTTTATCTAACGCTGTCATTAAAGGCGTATCTTCAGATAGCATATTATGGTTACCATCTTCTATTTCTTTGTTGGCTTTTTCAAATATGCACATCTGTAATGCTATTACTTCTTGGTTGGTTAAATTAATATTCATAAAATTATATTGTGTAATTACCTTGCTCGGTCGTGTAGTTTACTGTTACGCCATGTCTAAAATTAAACTCACCTTTAATTATTTTATTCATTTCCATCCAACCGCCACCATCTGTACCATCTAAGTACATTTTTTTGACTAATTGATAATGAGTATGTCCATATTTTTCGGCAATGTCTAAACACTCTTTAGAGCGTTTGTAGTCGTGAGTTCTCATACCATCGGCAAATCTTGGGTAAAAATCACAACCTTTGCCTAATATAAATTCACCATCTACCTCTGTACCACCATACATAAAATAACTTATTAAAAATGTACCTTGAGTGTATTTGCGCATACCAAAACTGTTAAATTCGGTTTCTACTTTTTTATTTATTAATTCTTTATTCATTTTATTTTCCTTTAAAAAAAAGGTAGCTGTTAAGCTACCTTTTGAGAGTTATGTTCTATTACTCTGATGATGTCTTTAGAATCAAAAACAGTAAAGAGTTTTCTTACCATTTCTTTTTCGCCAGTCTCTTTGTTTTCTTGTTCTTTATAGAAGCAAAGAGTTGTACCAAGACCTTTAAGACCTTTAAGCATATCGCCTGTTACTTCAAAGTGTTTCATGGCTTGCTTAAAAGTGCAAAGTGAATCATCTTCTGTGTAACCTGCTTCTGCAAGTATGTCTAAGTTTCCACCTGAGTAGTAGTTGTTGGTTATTAAGTTTTTCATTTTATCTCCGTTTAATTAATATAAGAGTCATATTAAAGTGATTTGGACAAATGTAAACCCTTTTTGGAATATTATTTATATTTATTTATTTAATCTATATCTTGTGCTTATCCAACCCTTTATGTACTATATGTGGATATGCCTATTCCAAAACCTAATAGTTCTGAAAACAGGCAAGACTTTTTAAAAAGATGTATGGGAGATGACACTATGACGAGTGAATATACCGATTCCGACCAACGCCTAGCTGTCTGTACTAATCAGTACGATTCTAATAAAGAAGATTCTATAGAGAATGATGAAAAGCACATAAGAGCAGTAGAAGAAACTGATGATTCTTATATCATTGAGTTTGGCAAATCTAAGCCTAACTCAGAAGAAACTGTTGATGAGATGAACTCTGAGAAAGAAGTAGAGAAAGAATCTATTGAAATTAAATCAAGCATTAAAGCTTATCATGACGAAGATGAAGATAAAAACTATGGCACATTTGAAGGCTATGGTTCTGTCTTTGGTAATAAAGACTTAGGTAATGATGTTATTGAAGCAGGTGCATTCGCCAAATCATTAAAGAAAAGAAAACCACAGAATGTAAAACTCTTATATCAACACAAGTCAGATATGCCTATCGGTGTTTTTGATGAGATTAGAGAAGATGAACACGGTCTTGTGGTCAAAGGTAGGCTGGCTCTTAAAACACAAGCAGGAGCAGAAGCCTACGAATTATTAAAAATGGGTGCATTAGATGGTCTATCAATAGGCTTTAGAGTAAACCCAAAAGAAGTTTCATATGATAAGCGTGGTAATAAACGCATTATCAAAGAAGTAGATTTAATGGAAGTGTCCCTAGTAACTTTCCCGATGAATCCGCAGGCAACTGTCAGATCGGTAAAAGGTGAACAGTACTCCATTAGGGAATGGGAGAATGGACTGCGTGATGCATTCAACTTATCTCGTTCAGAAGCAAAAGTTGCTGCAAAGGCAGTAACTAAGTGTTTTGATCAACGAGAGGTTGATGAAAGTGCAGAACTGGTAGATGCCATAAAAGAACTAACTTTAACCTTAAAAACTTAATAGGAGTAAATTATGTCGGAAGATATAAAGAACGCTATTCAAGACTTAGGTCAAACTTTCAACGAATTTAAGAAAGTTAATGACGAAAGACTTGAACAAATTGAGAAAGGCGAGAGTTCAGCATATAACGAAGAAAAACTTTCTAAAATAGAAGCCAAATTGGATTCTTACGAGGAAATGAATCAGAAGTTAACAATTGCTGAGCAAAACGCTGAACAAATCAAGGAGCAAGTTTCCAAGATTGAGACTATGGTCACTAGACCTGACTCAGGCTTTGAATCTAAGCAAGTTGATGAGTATCTCAATGCTTTTGATAGATATTGCAGGAAAGGACTTGATGGTCTGCAACCTGATGAAAAGAAAGCATTAACTGTCAGCAATGACTCAACAGGCGGATATTTAGCACCACCTGAGTATGTGAGAGAATTGTTAAAAACAATTACTGAAATCTCACCTATCAGAAGTATTGCTAGAGTTCGTTCCACAGGTGCTAGAAGCATCCAAATCCCAAAAAGAGATGGACAATTCGCAGCACAGTGGGTTTCTGAAAGTGGTACTAGAAGTGAAACTACTGGATATACAGTCGGTTTAGAAGAACTACCTGCACACGAAATGTATGCATTGGTAGATATCTCTGAGCAAGACTTAGAAGATACAGTGTTTGACTTGGAAGCAGAAATGCAATCAGAGTTTGCAGAGCAATTTGCAAAAGCTGAAGGAACTGCATTTGTTTCAGGTAACGCAGTAGGCAAGCCACAAGGATTTATGGACGCAACTATTACTGAAGTAAATTCAGGAAGTGCTGCTGCTGTAACAGGTGATGGACTCATTTCATTGGTACACAACATTAAGTCTGACTACACAAGAAATGGTACTTTTGTTTTCAATAGAGCTACTTTAGCCTCTATCAGAAAGCTGAAAGATACTGCTGGTCAGTATGTGTTCCAACCTGGGATGATGCTCGGTGGCAATATGGTTAACACCATACTTGGACACCCATATGTTGAAGCTACTGATATGCCAAGTGAAGGTTCTAATACCTATCCAGTTGCATTCGGTGATTTCAGAAGGGCTTATATGATCGTTGATAGAGTAAATCTAGCTGTATTACGCGACCCATTCACACAAGCTACAACTGGTAATGTAAGATACATTGCTAGAAAGCGTGTTGGTGGTCAAGTAATTCAGTCAGAAGCTATCAATAAACTTAAATGTTCAGCTTAAGGAGTAAACTATGCAAGATTTAACACATAATATTGTCGTAAGTAACTCAATTATCAATGCCGTTAAAACTGCTGGTGCTAATGGCACAGGAGTTGACTTAAAAGGCTTTGAAGAAGCTACAGCCATAGTAGATGTTGGTGCAGAAGGAGATACTCTTTCAGGCTCAGTCTACTTTGAAATATCATTAGAGCATTCTGATGACGATTCAACTTACACTGATTGTGTACAGGCTGATATCATCAACGGAACTATTGCTGCAGGTGGTATTTGGTTGAAACTGGACGGAACCACAGATGGTGACCCAGGCACAACTGGTGGCAATTGGCAGATTGGGTATGTAGGTGGCAAACGCTATTTGAGATTGGTACTAGCTAAAACTGGAACTCACTCAACTGGTACACCTATCGCAGGCGTTATTGTAAAGAGCAGACCTCGTAATGCTCCTACAACTAATGTTGTACACAACGCTTAATTGAGCAAACTTTGGGGGGATTAATTCCCCCCATCTTTACAGGTAGAAACTATGTCAAGAACATTTAAAGTAATCGTTCCAAAACCAGCTTCAAGCAATGAGAAAGGAACTGAGGTTAGGCTTTACAAAGCTAACGAAATCATACATTCAGAAGGTCAATGGCAGGATGATGTCATGGAAGCATTTATTGCTAATGGTTGGGCAATGGAAGTTAAGGTTGATTCAGCAGAACAAACCATACAGGTAGAAGCGGAAGTTAAAGAAGTCAAACGAGCTAGAAACGATAAAGGTCAATTACAAGCAGACGACCCTAGCACTCCTGATGTGAATGAAGCATGGGAAGGTGGTAAAGCACCTAAAAAAACAACTGCAAAGAAAAAAACTACCAAGAAAACAACAAAGAAAGCATCTAGCTAAATTCTTTGTTATAGTTAAACGAGCAGATGCTTACAGAATGGTAGATACCATGCAATTTATAGGAAGTTTTAATGAGTGCAGGTTATCATCATTTCATCATAGAGCAGGGCGCAACATTTGGTCAGACCCTAACTCTTAAAGATTCATCAGATGCAGTTATAAATTTAACTGGTTTTTCAGGCGCAATGCAGTTAAGAGAAAATCCTGATGCATCATCCGCAGTATTAGAAATAACAACAGCCAACACTCGCATGACTATGGGCGGTATTGCAGGAACTATCACGCTAGAAGTCAGCGCTACAGACACAGCAGCTTTGACTGCATCAGACGGTGTGTTTGATTTAGAGATCACCAGTGGAGCAGGTGTTGTATCAAGGCTTATAGAGGGTACTTACAGCATACGCAGGAACATAACTAGATGAGTGCCGTAGATTCCATAACAATAACCAATACAGATCAAACCAATCAGATTGAGGTTACCTCTACTGACGGAATTACTGTTACCACTGTAGGCACACAGGGTCTAGCAGGACCAAGTGCAATTATGAGTCGTGGTTTAGATCAAACCACAGCAACATCAAGCAACAACGGTGCATTGCTCGTATACGATCATGGTAATGAGAAATGGACTGCTTCAAATACAACTGCAGCACAATCTCTAACACAGTTAATCTATAACTTGCAGTTAGGAGGTAGTGGCTCTACTGTTACAACCATCCTTGACGAAGATAACATGGCTTCTAATAGTGCAACTGCTTTAGCTACACAGCAAAGCATCAAAGCCTATGTAGACAGTGAATTAACAGCAGCAGACTTAGATTTAACAGACGGAGATGGTAATAACCTTTCTATTGACCTTGATTCACAGGTTTTAGGTCTTATTGGTGGAGATGGTATTGATTCTACTATCAGCAGTACAAACTTTACTTTTGATTTAGACTCAACAGTTGCTAGATTAACTTCAGCACAAACATTAACAAACAAAACTTTAACAAGTCCAGTTCTTAACGGCACACTTTCAGGAACAGCTTTTCTTGATGAGGATAACTTTAGTTCTAATAGTGCCGTAGCAGTAGCATCACAACAATCTATTAAAGCTTATGTAGATGCTGCAATCACAGCTGAAGATTTAGACATCACAGACGGAACTGAGATAGGTTCTATAGATTTAGACTCTGAAACCATGGGTATTCTCGGTGGCACAGGGCTTACTTCTAACCTAAGTGGTAATAACTTTACCCTTGCTATAGATAGTACCATAGCAACGCTTACAGGAACGCAGACACTAACAAATAAGACACTTACTGAACCAATTATTGCAACAATAAGCAATACAGGAACAATTACTCTGCCAACATCAACAGATACATTGGTTGGTCGTGCTACAACAGACACACTTACAAACAAAACATTAACCGCACCGAAACTTAACGGTTCTACACCTATTATTGCTACTGGAACAGAGGTTAATGTACTTGACGGAGACACCTCAGCATCAGCAGTAGTTATAGTAGACGAAGATCAAATCATTGTTAATGATAATGGAACAATGAAACAGGTTGCTGTTACTAGGTTAGATAACTATGTATCAGGAACAACAAAGACACTTACAAACAAAACATTAACAGCACCAGTAATTAATAGTGGTGTAATAAATACAGGATTATCAGGCACAGCTTTCTTAGACGAAGATGATATGTCATCTAACTCTGCTACAAAGGTTGCTTCACAGCAATCTATCAAAGCTTATGTTGATTCACAGGTAACAGCACAAGACTTAGATATAACTGATGGCACAACAACCATAGCCATTGATCTTGATTCAGAAACACTCTCTTTATTAGGTAGCACAGGTATAGATGCAACAGCTAGTGGCAATGGAGTTACATTTGCCATAGACAGTACAGTTGCAACATTGGCTGATGCTCAAACTTTTACAAATAAAACCATAGACCTTGATAACAACACCTTATCTAACATAGAAGTAGATAATTTTAAATCAGGGGTACTTGATACAGACCTAAACAGTGTTGCAGCTACAGATACTACTATTGCATCAGCCAAAGCTATTAAAACTTATGTTGATGCCAACATTACAGCACAAGACCTAGATATTACAGACGGTTCTACAACTATTGCGATAGACCTTGATTCTGAAACATTGTCTTTGCTTGGTGGTACAGGAGTTACAGCCACAGCTTCAGGCAATGGCGTAACCTTTGCAATAGGTCAATCAGTAGGCACAGGTGATGATGTTGTATTTAACCAAGTAACAAGTGATTTAGTTGGTAATTCAAGCACAGCAACAGCATTAGAGACAGCTAGAGCAATAGCACTATCAGGGGATGTTGTTGGTACTGCAAACTTTGATGGTACAGCAGGCATATCAATTTCCACAACGATACAAGCTAACAGCGTTGCATTAGGAACAGATACTACTGGTTCTTATGTTTCAAGCTTAGTTGCAGGAACAGGTATCACATTAGCAAACAATAGTGGTGAAACAGCTACACCTACCATATCAATTGGTCAAGCAGTTGGTACTACTGATGATGTTGAGTTCGGAACAGTTACAGCAAGTTTAACTGGCAATGCTTCAACGGCTACTGCTTTAGCAACTGGTCGTACAATCGCCCTAGCAGGTGATGTCGTGGCTTCAGGCGTTAGTTTTGATGGAACAGGTAACATAAGCCTAACCACAACAATTCAACCAAATAGCGTGGCTCTCGCAACAGACACTACTGGTAATTATGTATCAGGAATTAGTGGAACAGCTAATGAAATAGAAGTAACAGGTTCAGGCAGCGAAGATGCAACAGTAACAATTGGATTACCTGACAATGTAACGATATCAGGTAATTTGACTGTTAACGGAACAACCACCACAACAGATACTAATGAACTTCATGTTACAGACCCATTAATTAAATTAGCAAAAGACAATACAGCTAATTCATTGGATATAGGTTTTTACGGTCAATACAGAGCATCAGGTTCTACCAATCAGTTTACAGGCTTATTTAGAGATCAAAACGACAGTGGCAAATACAAACTCTTTGAATTATTAGAGGTAGAGCCAACAACCACAGTCAATACAAGTGGCACTGGTTATCAATCGGCTACTTTAGTAGCAAACTTTGAGGGTAATGTTGTCGGTAATTTGACAGGAACAATACAAACAGCAGCACAAGGCAATATCACGAGTCTCGGAACTCTAACTGCTCTACAAGTAGATAACATTAATATTAATGGCAATACCATATCCTCAACAGCAGGCACTGATTTAAACATCACGCCATTAGCAGGACAGCAAATAGTATTAGATGGTGCAATAGAAATAGATGCAGGCGTTGTAACTGGAGCAACTTCCATAACATCAACATCATTTGTTGGTGCATTAACAGGTAACGCATCAACTGCTACAACGCTTGAAACAGCAAGAACCATAGGTGGGGTATCATTCAATGGTTCAGCTAATATAGATTTAGCAGGTGTTAATACAACTGGAAACCAAGATACGACTGGAAATGCTGCTACTGCTACTGCTCTTGAAACTGCAAGAGATATAGCTTTAGCAGGAGATGTTGTAGGTTCAGCTTCTTTTGATGGCACAGGTAATATTTCTATTACTAGCACCATTCAAGCAAATAGCGTTGCTTTAGGCACTGACACAACAGGAGACTATGTAGAAAGCCTTGTAGCAGGAACTGGTGTAACTTTATCTAATAACAGTGGTGAAGGTTCTACACCAACAGTTGCTATAGGACAAGCTGTAGCAACTAGTGATGATGTAACCTTTAACACTGTAACGGCAGATATTATAGGTAATATTAATGGTGCTACAGAGTTTAGTGCACAAGCAGGTGAAGCACTTACAAAGGGTGATGCTGTTTACATATCAGGCATATCAGGTAATACACCTATCGTGTCAAAAGCAGATGCAGATGATTCTAATAAAATGCCTAGCTTTGGATTGGCTAAAGCAGATGCAAACCTCAACGCAAGTGTTGTAGTTATAACATTCGGCACTTTATCAGGGTTAGATACATCTAGCTTCAGCGCAGGTGATATTTTATTTATCAGCACAACCGCAGGTGGATTAACAGCTACAGCACCTACAGGTGAAACCTCTTTATTACAAAACATAGGTATAGTACAAAGATCACACGCAAGTGCAGGTTCTATTAAAGTAGGTGGTGCAGGAAGAACAAACGCAACGCCAAACCTTAATAATGGAAAAATATTCTTAGGTAATGGGTCTAATCAAGCAGTTTCAACAACACTTGATACAAGTGTAGTACCTGAAAACACAAACCTCTATTACACCGATACAAGAGTACAAGCTGTTTCTATTAACAATGTTGTAGAAGACACAAGTCCACAGCTAGGTGGCAATTTAGATGTCAATGGTAATGCTATAACAGGTAGCACTGTGCAAATAAATGGTGCAGGTGGCGAACTGATGATTTCTGCTACTGAAAATGGTCCAGTAGCTTTACGATATGACAACAATCTAAAATTAACCACCAAATCTGATGGTGTGGATATTACTGGAGAACTGCAATCTGATAGTTTGGATGTAGATGGTGATGCAGATATATCAGGCGACCTAAATGTAGTTGGTAGCACAACATCTAGTTCTTTTATAGGTGATGTTACAGGTAATGCTGATACAGCAACAACCTTAGAAACTGCAAGAACTATTGGTGGTACAAGCTTTGATGGTTCAGCTAATATTAATGTTGCTTTAGCTGACACTGCAACTGCTTTAGCAACTGCTCGTACTATCGGTGGGGTTTCATTTGATGGAACAGCCAACATTGATCTAGCAGGGGTAAACACTACAGGTAACCAAGATACAAGCGGTAATGCAGCCACAGCAACAACACTAGCTACAGCAAGAACAATTAATGGCGTAAGTTTTGACGGTAGTGCAAACATCACAACACTAACCGCAGGAACAGGAGTATCTGTTTCAGGAACAGCAGTTTCTATAGGACAATCAGTAGCTACATCAGCAAGTCCTACTTTTGCTAACATGACTTTAAATGGTACTGACTCTGTGAAAGTACCAAGCGGTACGACATCACAGCGTAACGGTAGTCCAGTCAACGGTATGTTTAGGTACAACAGTACCAATGCCGAATTTGAAGGCTATCAAGACGGTGCATGGGGAGCAATAGCAGGCGGTGGTGGGGCTTCTGCAATGGAGACTGACAACTTTACAGGTGATGGCAGTACAACAGACTTCACACTTAGTAGTTCAGTTGCAAGTGAAGATAACCTAATCGTATTTATTGAGGGTGTGTTCCAAAACAAAGCAACCTATGCAGCAAGTGGTACAACCATTGCTTTTGCAACCGCACCTGCTAACACAAGAAAGATTGTTGTATTTCATGTAAGAACTTCTATATCAGGCACAAGCATGGTGCAAGATTCATTCACAGGTAATGGGTCAACAACTGCTTATACATTAAGTGCTTTACCTAACAATGAGAACAACACATTCGTTTACATTGATGGTGTTTACCAACATAAAAATACATACAGCACTAGTGGAACAACACTAACATTTGATACTGCTCCTGCTAACTCAGCAGCGATTGAAGTAATGATGTTTGCACAGACAACCATTAATGTGCCTGCATCCAATAGTGTAACCACAAGCACGATAGCAGACGGCAATGTAACCACAGTTAAGATCAATGATGATGCTGTAACACTAGCTAAGATGGCAGCTTTGACAAGGGGTAGCTTAATAGTTGGAGATGCTTCAGGTAATCCAAGTGCATTAGCTGCAGGTTCTGCAAACTATGTTCTTACATCAGACGGCACGGATGTTTCATGGTCAGCTTCACAAGTAGAGGAATCACCTACATTCACAGGCAATGTTGCTGTTGGTGGAACTTTAAGCGTAACAGGGCAAAGCACACTAAGCGGTATTGCTTATCCAACATCAGATGGTACAAACGGACAGGTCTTAACAACTGATGGTGCTGGTGCTTTATCGTTCTCAACAGTAAGTGGAACTACTATTAACAACAATGCTGACAACAGAATTATAACTGGTAGCGGTACTGCTAATACACTAGAAGGCGAAGCTAATTTTGTATTTGATGGACAAAATGCAGGAATAGGTGTTAGCACAGTTGATAACACTTCCTCTGCTTCGCATACATTGCAACTTGCTTCAGTTACAGATAATAATTGGAGCGGTAGTTTATTACTGACTTCAGCAGATGCTTCAAGCATATATTCAAGAATTGTTGCTTCAACAGATGGGCTTGATTTAGTAAATACTAAGAACACTAATATGCGATTCTTTACCAACAATGCAGAACGCATCAGGATTGGTAGCAATGGCTATATTGGCATGGGTACTACCACAACGGCTGTTCCACTTACAATAAATCTTGCAAGTGATATCAACTGGCGTTTTCTTGAAGGCGGATCACAAGCAAGGTTGATGGCTATTAGTGATAATGGTGGAACTTATAAAGATGTAGGCATATTAGGTCATAACACTGTTTTTTATCAGCAAGGCACACAAGCAGCTAGCATTACTAGTACTCGTGATTTATTACTTGGTAATAAAACAGCAGTAAACCAAGCAACCACCTCAGGCGTTGAAATACGACCTACTGGCACAACCTTTAGGTCAGATTTTAGTGTGTCAAATAATGAGTTTATGATCTTAAACAATTTTGGTAGCCCTGCAGGAACTGCATCAATGCAATTCAGATATGACAGCAGTGTAAAAGGTTCTATTGGCATTACTTCAAGTGCAGTATCTTTTAACACAAGTTCTGATTATAGATTAAAAGAAAATGTAGATTACACATGGGATGCAACCACAAGATTAAAACAACTTAAACCTGCTAGATTTAATTGGATTTCTGATGATACCAATACTTTAGTTGATGGATTTATAGCACACGAAGTTACAAGCATTGTGCCAAATGCAGTAGAAGGAATAAAAGACGAAGTATATGACAGCGAGCATGAATTAGCAGGTGAACCCAAATATCAACAAGTAGATCATTCAAAACTTGTACCACTACTTGTAAAAACCATACAAGAACTAGAAGCAAGAATCACAACACTGGAGAACGCATAAGATGGCAAACACCAAGATCACATCAAGAGTTATAGCAGATGATGCGGTAACCAGTTCAGCTATTGCTGATGATGCAGTAACCAGTGCTACTATTGCGGATGATGCGGTTGGTGCAGATCAATTAGCTTCTAATGCCGTTGTTACAGCTTCTATAGCAGATGATGCGATAACCTCTGCCAAGATTGCAGACAATCCTGCATTTAGCGGTAATGAATCTATAACTATTCCTTTAGGTACAACAGCACAAAGACCAACAGGTGCAGTTGGCATGGTTCGTTACAACACCACTGAGTCAGAATATGAGGTATATAAAGGCAGCGAATGGCAAACACTTGACACAATAGCTTATTCATATTCAGCCGATTTTCTTGTAATAGCTGGTGGCGGTGGCGGTGGTTCTGATGGTTCTACTTCTGGTCGTTATGGCGGTGGTGGGGGTGGTGCTGGCGGTTACAGAACATCTGCTGGAACATCTGGTGGCGGTGCTAGTGCTGAAACAGCATTAACCCTTACAACAGGAACTACATACACCATTACTGTTGGAGCAGGTGGTGCTGGGGGTCAATTTTCTTCTGACAGTCTTACGGATGGCATTGCAGGAAGTAATAGCAGTATTGACAGTACCATTGTATCGCTTGGTGGTGGAGGTGGTGCTGGTGCATATGCTGCTGCAACATCTGGCGGTTCTGGCGGTGGTGGTGCTGAAGGTGGTGGCGGTCAAGCAGGAACATCTGGGCAGGGATATGCTGGTGCTGATAGAACAGGAAATGATGTAAATGGTGGCGGTGGAGGTGCAGGTGCTGTTGGAACTGCATCAAATGGTGGAAATGGTGTGGCTTCATCTATTACAGGTTCTTCCGTTACAAGAGCAGGTGGCGGTGGTGGTGCGGAATTTGGAACAGGTGGAACTGGTGGCGGTGGAGATTCTGATCAGGGTGATGATGGAGCTTCAGGAGGCGCAGGAACAGTCAACACTGGCGGCGGCGGTGGAGCTAGTCATAATAATAATACTAATGGCGGTGGTGCTGGTGGTTCAGGAGTGGTTATAATTTCTATACCCTCAGAACATTACACAGGAACAATAAGTGGCTCACCAACAGTTACCACAAGCGGTTCAAACACTATATTGACTTACAATTCGTCAGGAACTTATACAGCATAAAGGAAAAAATATGGCACATTTTGCAAAAGTAAATAACGGAATAGTAGAAAAGGTAATTGTTGCAGAAGAAAGTTTTTTTGATACTTTTGTTGATGATTCTGCTGGTGAGTGGATTCAGACCTCATACAATACAAAAGCTGGAGTTCATCATGATGGTGGAACACCACTGAGAAAAAATTATGCAGGCATTGGATATACCTATGACAAAACAAGAGATGCTTTCATTCCACCAAAGCAATATGAATCATGGGCATTAAACGAAGATACTTGCCTATGGGAATGCCCAGTTGCATATCCTGATGATGGTAATATGTATATTTGGAACGAAACAGATAAACAATGGGACGAGGTTAGTTAATGGCAAACACAGTAATACCAAGTGAACTTTTAGCAGACGATTCAGTCACGCTAGATAAAATGGCAGGTCTTGCTAGGGGCAAGATCATATACGGAGATGCTTCAGGCAATCCTGCAGCACTTGCGTTAGGAACTAGTGGTCAGGTATTAAAAAGTGATGGCACGGACATAGCGTGGGCTACAGATGCAGCAGGAACGATTACAAGCGTAACCAACTTCACCGATAACAGGGTCATAACATCAAGCGGTAGCACCACTTTAAATGGTGAAGCAAACCTAACTTTTGATGGTTCTACATTAGATGTAACAGGAACAATAACTACTGATGGTCCTGTAAGTATAAATAGTGCATCAGGTTATGGGAACATTGAAATAGGTGGTGCAAGTGGTGGATTTATTGATTTTAAAACTCCTTTTGCCGATGACTATGATGCAAGAATTATATATGGTGGAAGTAATTTTTCAATTACAACTAATGCTGACCAACCAATACTACTTAAACACAATAATTCTACTGTTTTAACTACATCTTCAACAGGTGTAGACGTAACAGGTGAAGTAACTACTGATGGTCTTACAAGTTCAAGCACTATACTAGTACAAGAAAGTGATTCAACTACAAGAGCTATAAGACTTACTTCAGATGCAAACGAAGGCTTTTTACAAGTCTATAAAGATGGAGTTCAAAAAGTACAAATCAGAGCTGATGGCAATAATTTTATTATTGATAACAATTTTGGTTTAGGTACAAGCACACCATCTGCAACCCTAGATGTTG